GGATTTAGAAAAACAATCCCACGGAATAGCTTCTTTATTGAAAAGACTTGGATACGATGACTACCGTGCACACGACTTCGCCGATAATCTGACATTTACCTCTGAGTTCGTTCCAGGGTTTGGTGATGTACAAGGTTTTAGAGAAGGAAAGCACATGATTGAGCAAGGGAGCCCGAAGCTGGGTGCTGCGGTGATGGGACTAAGTGCACTACCGTTTATACCAGTAAGTCGTATGGTTAAAACCTTACGAAACAGAGGCAACCTTAGTGTAACCCCAACCCGAGCGTTTAGAACTAGTACTGGTGAATCTGAATTAGAGCACGCATCAGACGCTATAAATGACGAATTATTCCGTAAATATGGTCCATCATATATCACTAAAACAGGGCAACTAGACAAGGGTATACAGGAAGCAGCAACTGTAGGTAGAACTAACGTAGAAACTTTATTAGAACGTGAATTAGTTAAGTTTGCATCAGACACAGCTTCTGACCTTAATAAAGCATACCCTGTAGAAAATATACTCAAACAGATTGAATCAAAAGTACCTGCTGCTGCTAAAGGTGGTTTCCAAAGACAGGTATATGAGTTTGTTCCTCCAGAACTTATGAAGACTAAAGCTACCATTCAAGAAGTGTTAGATAACATAGGTAAAAACAAACCAACAATAAAAGAGATGGAATCTCAGTCTCTTGAACGTTATTTAGATGCTGTAGGCTCAGGGAGTGGTTATTCTTCATACCTACCTAACATACCTAAGTCAGACACACCAGCAAGAACTTTACCAGAAGCCATGGATAATGCTCCCATACTAAACTACACAGAACGTAGTTTCGCTTTAGATTCTCCAAAGTACGATCTAATCCCAGGCTCAACAAGAGGACACACTGAAGTAGGCACAGGGTCCTTACCTGGATGGACCACAGAAGGTTTTGACGCTAATATAAAAAACCGTATATTTACCACACGTTCTGCACTATACGAGCAAGACGGTAAAAAAATACTGGTAGGTGCAGAAGGTCAATCAGGTCTTTATGGTATGGGCACATCATCTAAAAAAGCATTAGAAGAAATGAATCAGGTATCGGTCCTAGATGAGAACATGTTAGAATCTATAATAGACTCTGGTTATTTAGATGTCGCAAGATATTTAGATAACCCAACCATGATAAAATATGTAGACCATCAAGCGGCAACGTTAGAAAGAATGATACCGCCTAATCTACCAAGCCGAAAAGATTTTGAAGAATCACTAAAGGCTTCTGGTTTTAGTGTTAAAAAATTTAATGATACGGTCAAAGAGATGCAGAAGTACATCGACACAGAAACAACAAGAGTCTTATCAAATGCTAGACAAGCAGACATAGGTTCTAGGTATGGATCAACACCTTCTGAGGCTAGAGACTTAGCAACAGAAGACGCATATACCAAATATATACCCAAACTTAATAAAATGATGAGGGCAAACACCTTTACCGATCCTAAAAACGCTCCAAAATTCACAGCTCCTCCTATGCTTAAAGATTGGTTCCCCATGCATATGAAAACTGTATTAAACGAAGGAGTAGAAAAAGGTGCGGACGTAGTACGTTTCCCTATTAATGATTATGCTGTAGCTAAACAAACAGGTCAAAACTTAGTACCAGCACGTGCAAGAGGTTTAACAGACGAGTATGACACACTTACACCAGAATTAACTGTAGAAGGAACATCTTATTCACCAGACAACACAGCTAAAGTCCTAGCTAAAGAGTATAAAAAACGCACGGAACAAGGAATCAAACGTATAGAAGGCGAATACGGAATCAAGTTAAACGCTCAATCAGTACAAGACGAAAACCTCAACGAGTTTTTAGAAATAGTCCTCACACCAGAACTTAAAGAAGCCTTTCAAACTTTAGTTTTTAACCGTGGTGGAGCTGTGTATAAAAAGCCTTTAATGCCTCTTAAGTATTAGGATCACTACATGACAACTGGCGCCAACCTAGAACAATTACCCGAAGACGTTTTAAAAGAACACCTAGAACTAGCAGAAAGATTACAAGAACTTGAACGAGTAGAAAGTTGTCAAAATAATTTTTTAGACTTTGTTAAAAGTCAATGGCCAAGTTTTATAGAAGGTGCTCATCATAAAACTATGGCGGAAGCATTCGACCGCATAGCTAAAGGTAAAATAAAACGTCTCATTATAAACATGCCACCCCGACACACGAAGTCTGAATTTGCGTCACATATGTTTCCTGCGTATCTCGTGGGTCGCAATCCGTCTCTCAAAATTCTACAAGCGACCCACACCGCAGACTTAGCTGTAAAATTTGGACGTAAGATTAGGGACTTGATGTTAATGGAAGATTTTCAAAAAGTTTTTGACTCCGTAGCCATTAACCCAGACTCAAAAGCAGCAGGAAAATGGGAAACACAAGATACAAAGAATCCAAAATTAAAAGGAGAGTATTACGCAGCAGGTGTGGGCGGTGCACTGGCTGGACGTGGTGCGGATCTGTTTATTATTGATGACCCCCACTCAGAGCAAGACGCCATGAATCCAAAGTCCATGGACGATGTATATGAGTGGTACACTTCTGGTCCACGACAAAGGCTTCAGCCAGGAGGGTCCATTGTCATAGTTATGACGCGATGGAACGTAAACGATTTAACAGGTAGACTACTCAAAGATGCAGCTCGTGACCCTAGAGCGGATCAATGGGAAGTTATCGAGCTCCCTGCTATTTTACCTAGTGGTAAACCTTTGTGGCCAGAGTATTGGCCATTGGAAGAAATAGAAAGTGTAAAGGCATCCCTACGAGGTGGACCAAAGTGGCACGCACAATACATGCAAAACCCAACCTCCGAAGAAGGGGCACTTATAAAAAGGGAGTGGTGGAAAGAATGGCCAAATGATAAACCACCTAAGTGTGATTACATTATTCAAAGTTACGACACAGCGTTTTTAAAATCAGAGATGGCGGACTATAGTGCCATAACCACGTGGGGAGTATTTTATCCAGAAGGTCGACTAGGTGGAGAAGAAATCTACCATGGCGACGCACCACATATTATTTTATTAGACGTGGTTAAAGGTAAGTATAATTTCCCTGAACTTAAAGGTCAAGCCTTTAAACAATACGAACACTGGGAACCTGACGTAGTGATAATAGAAGGTAAAGCCTCAGGTATGCCCCTAACACAAGAACTCCGTAACGTAGGAATTCCTGTTCAAAATTACGTTCCTTCTAAAGGCAACGACAAAGTAGCAAGAGTCAACAGCTGTGCTCCATTGTTCGAGTCTGGCATGGTTTGGTATCCTGATACTAATTGGGCAAAAGACGTAATAGAAGAATGTGCGGCATTTCCAGCAGGTGATCATGACGATTTAGTAGACTCCACAACCCAAGCTTTAATGAGATTTAGGCAAGGCGGTTTTGTGAAGTTGCCTTCCGATTATGAAGAAGAGGTTTTATATAAGAAGAAAATGAGTTATTATTGATAACTTAAAGGGTAGAAAAATATGGCAATAGAAGCACAAAGATATCCAAAAAAGGGCGAACCTATAATTCCTCAAGGTGAAGAAGAATTAATAGTAGAAGTAGCTGAAGAAGATCCATCCGCAGGTGGTGTTGAATTTCAAGTAGGTCAGAACGGTGAAATGTTGCCCATGGACGATCCAGCAGAAGTTCAAGAAAACGAACACAACACTAACCTCACCGAACTTTTAGAAGAAAATTTTCTTGGAGAAATATCAGGAGAATTAGTAGGAGCTTATCAAGAAGACAAAGAATCTCGTGATGATTGGCTTACTGCTTTTGCTAATGGCTTAGATTTATTGGGAATAAAATCAGAAGATCGAGATATGCCGTTTCCAGGAGCAAGTGGCGTAACCCATCCGTTACTTTCAGAAGCAGCAACCCAATTTCAAGCTCAAGCTTATAGAGAATTATTACCAGCCAATGGTCCAGTTAACACTAAAGTCGTAGGAGCAGAATCTCCCGAAACTGCCGCACAATGTCAGCGTGTCAAGGAGTACATGAACTACCAAATCACCGAAGAAATGCAAGAATACGATCCAGATATGGATAGTTTGCTTTTTTACCTACCTTTGGCGGGAAGTGCCTTCAAAAAAGTCTATTTTGACTCATTATTGGGTCGTGCGACGTCTGCTTTTGTAAAAGCGGAGGATTTAGTCGTCAGTTATGACACTACAAACCTAGAAACTTCGCCAAGAATTACTCATGTTCTTAATATGACGGGAAATGACATCCGAAAAATGCAATTAAGTGGTGTTTACCGTGATATTGAGATCGGTAACCCTGGAGAAATGACTTTAGATGATGCAAAAGACAAAATTGACGAGTTACAGGGTCTAAGTAAGCCCACCAGCGACTATAATGAGTACACTTTACTAGAAAT